GTGCCATCTTTTTTTGGCTTGGCTTCAGACACAAGCCGCGAAGCTGCGAAGATTGGAGGATCACATACAACGTTGCTGGTATCGTGCTCGGAAACGTGTGTGTTGCCGTCTCGCTTCTGATCATGATTAACTATTTTTGTGATCTATGGTTACCACAATGAAGGACCCAGATCATAATCCGGACGGCTGGACGTTCGCGACGCTGTATAAGCACGTTTCCCTGCTTTCCGACGCGGCAAAGGAGGCTGTGACCGCCGCAATTGCTGCAGCCCAGAAGGCGGTCGACAAGGCAGAGAGCGCACAGCAACTTCGCAATGAAGCACAGAATGAATGGCGCGCTGCCATGAAGGACCAGCAGGCCACATTTGCCGACAAGGAACAGACCGAGAGACGGCTGAAGTCGATTGAAGAAGCGTTAGCGACACGTGCCGGCGCCGAGCGCGGGCTAGGCTTGGTGGGCTCTCTGATCATAGGCGCCTGCGTGATCATTTCGGTCATCGTGGCCGCCGCTGGGTTGGCACTGCGGCATTCATGATCCAACTCAATCCACCGTGGAAGGTCGCAACCCCGATCGGGGATGCCGAGGCCCGCATTCTAGATCCCGGCAGTCCTGATGACATGTCACGGTTCCTCTGTGTGATCGAGGCGACGGGCGAAACATGGTGGATGTCACAGCGCGATATCCGGGTGAACACGAATATCACCGATGGCCGCACCAAACTTACCCCATTCTCTACCGAGGCCATGAAGCGGTTCGAGCCGATGCGAAGGGTGGCGGAGAAATTGAGGTAAAATCTCGAGCCTAGCTAGATTCGAGATGCTCCCGCATCTCCATGAACATCTTCCGCACGTCGTCAAGCCGTAGCTTTCCGTTCCAGTGATCCTGGAGCAGCCGTAGCTGCAGCACGGCGATGGCATCCTGCTTGATGAGGTCAGACTCGGCGAAATAAGCCTTCATGTTCTGGATGAAGGCGCGGGCGACCTCGGGTGGCAGGTCTGGCTGCCTGGCCATCACAGATCGCGCTTGGCAATGGTGATGAAGCCCTCCGGCATTTCGGGGACATCGCCGTCCTCGACCTGATTACAGAGCGGGCAGGGCTTGCCGGCCGCGCCGCATGGGCAGGCACGGGGACCATCCTCCCACGGTAAATCCGGATGGGCCTCGCATACGAACCTGGCATTGTCGCAACGCAAACAGAGCTTCATGCCGACTCGATTCTTTCGAGCAGGATTGGTTCCTCAGCCCCAGCGTTTTGCCGCGTCGGCAGTCTTATGCCAATGCGCGATGTCGTCTGGTGTGAGGGACGCGTAAAACCGCTCCCATGCGGCTCTGAAATCCGCCTTTGCATCCTCAAAGGTCGCGGCCGCTCCGGTTGCCCACGACGGTACCGGGAGCGGAGGATTGACGAACCATTGCCACTCGTCGATATGCTCAACGTGGTTTGCCGCAAGCCTGATGCGGCCTATCGATCGTCCGTCGCGATAGACGCAAAAGTCGTTCTCGAGGCGATCACCGCCGATCACGGTCCTTCGCAGCGTCAGATCCTGTCCTGGCATGCAGGGATGATTCCGCACACGGGCAGCCCGGTCAAGGATGCAGCCATGACCAGACGGCATATGCCAGCCCAATGATCGGCATCAGGAACACGCCGAGGACAAAAATACGAGGAGGAAGCATCGTCTAATCCTGGATGTCTTCGGGTCGGAGCCGATGTTTCAGCATCAGCTTGAGCAACATGGCGACGGCCTTGGGAGGCCCGTCAGCGGCGTAGCGTTGGCCTGTCCGGGGTGACAGGCCCAGCCATTCGCCGGCGCGCTCCTGGCTCAAGCCGAGCTCCTCTAGGGCCGCTTTATATTGCTTCGGGGTCATTGAACCTTAATCCGTCCGATATTATAGTCCCCGGAGTGGAAGGCGCCGCGTCCACGGCGCCCCCCGGCTTACGGTTTAGGTCAGGTAGAGGGCGAGGCTGATACTCAGTTCTCGCCCTTTCCATTTCCACCGTAGAGCCAGAACGATGATGGGCATCGCTCTACTCCAGGGTTGGGTTCATCTTCGCCTGAACCTGTGGCGCTGTTGGCGTCAACCAACAAACGCAATGTACGCCATTATGGCGTATGCGTCAATACGGCGTATCGATATTTTTTGAGAAATTGTTGTCAGCAGCGCAGGACAGAAGCCTGTGCGTAACCGATCTTTTCCTCTGAACGGAGTTCCTAAAGGTTGTATCTGTTAGCCTTGATCCGTTGAGGCTGCGATTGCAGGAGGTCGGCTATGAAAGTCGGAGTAAGTGGGACTTCGCTGCCCGGAGTGTTCGATAGCGGGGACTTGACGTCCTTCCAAGCTCTCGATGCGAAAGGTACAGCGTGGAACGATGCAGCCCATCTACCAGTAAATGGCAACAGAACGGTTGCTGTCGTCAAATGGATCGATGCTGCCAATCACGCTGTTCGTATCGAACCGCAATCCATTTTCCAACTAATGCCAGCCGCCGTAGTTGAGATTTTTGCAGATGGGGGAGACATCACTGTCATGCCTCCGAGCTCGGCCAACGTTCTGCCGGGAGTCTTTTTCGGCGGGTCCGGTTCGATTGCGATCCCAGCAGGATCGGGTAGAAGGTTTATCTGTTTGATCGAGAAGTGGGCAGTCATCAGTTGATGACCGGCGGCTAGCCATTAGATCTAGCACCATAGCTGCGATCGGCACGAGCGCCAGTCCAAGGACAAAGAGGGGGGGAGGCTTCATGGCGATCATTCGCGCTCAGCGCTGGATACCCAAGCCTTATAGGCTTTCTTGCCATGCTTCAGAATGTACCGCGTATGCTCAATGGGCAGGGCGAGAGTCGCTCCACGCGGCAATGAGATGGGTTCTCCGTGTGCGATCATCGAGGCCATGGTTGCTCCTGGAACGCGGGAGGCTTCCTTTGACGCCTGCATGCGGATGCGGTCGCGTTCTTTGGCCCGCTGCCGACCTGCTGCGCTATTGATTGCCTCCATCTCGGAAATTGGAGCTTTGCCAAGTCGCGCCCGCTGACGATTCTGCTCATACAGGGCTCCGAGAGCATGGTTACAGCGACCATGAGCAAGCCGAACGTTGCCGGCGGTATTCACGCCGCCGTCTCGACGCGGTACCAAATGCTCAATAGTGGCCGCTTCCTGGTCCGTCGTGTGCTGGCGGCTATATGGCTTCATCGGGTGGTGGCATAGGCAGCACCGACCGCCTTGTTGTGCCCACCAATAGTCAACGACCATCAGCTTTTCATCTCGCGTACGCCATGCGAAATCAGGGCTCATCGTTCCTCTCGCTCATTGGCCAAGAGTGTTTGGCGCGAGGGCCAGGAATCGAACCTGGCGTAGCCATCCGGGAATCGAACCCGGCAGTGGATATCTCCACCCGCACCAGCGCCTCGCGTTGTTCGCTTGGGATCGATCAGGATAGAGCTTCTTTGGCGATCTTCCCAACGCCTTCGACCACATGCCGCATGCAATAGGCGCTGACCGAGTCCAGCGTGATCCCGCCGGCTTCCAGCAATGCGCGGGCCTTCTTAAGATCGGGCTCGGGGAAGATATCCAACGGATAGGCTTCGCTCCATTGGGCGATCTTGTGAAGAGCCTCCTCGAGTTCTTCAATACGGTCCTGCTGCGGTATGGTCATCGTCGCTCCCTGCTCAACATTGCGGTAGCGTACCGCGCCTCACAATTACTGCAGCGTCAACATCTGCCATCAGATCTACCATGGCGTGAGCGGCCTTTCTCCACGATTCAATGCGGTTCATAGTAAGGCTCTCCAAGTAGTATTGGCGTAGGCCGTCAAGCATCAAATCTGCTGCATGAACTGGCCGTTCCAGAGACAACATCGTTTCAGGTACATAATGACCTTGAACACGCATCCAGTCGAACCGACGCCGATGGTGCTCGTCTCGAATCTGCTGCAGTTCACCCTTCATGTCATCCTCGCTGTTCGGTCAGCAGTGGCGCGCGTGCCAGCGCTCAGTAGCGCCTCGGCGTGCCTCGTCTAGATCTTCGGCATTGTATCCAACCTGAGCCGAGCATTTCGTGCATGCAACAACAGATCGGTAAATTCCGGTCTCATCGTTGATTTTGTTTATTGTGGCCGGAGTCCCGCCACAAAACGGGCAACCCTTCAGGACTCCGAACAATACCGAATTGATGTCCGTATCGTCAGGCGGCAAGTATCGCATCTCACCCATCGCATCGCTCCCCATTCGTAAGCGGGCGCTTGAAGAAGAATTCGACGTCGTCGACAATCTGAACGAGCTCCCAGCCGATTTTCCCGAGTTCATCGAGCTTACCAGCGCGGTCTTCATCGCGCTTTGCAATGCGGAGGATGAGGTATTCCCATCGTTTCATCGTCTCGCTCCCTACTGATGAACGCCAGAAAGCGCATTCCGCCCAGCTTCGGTCAGATAGAAGGCTCGAACCGTTTCGTACACTAAGCCCATCTTTTGCAGCACCTCGAACGTTGGCATCCTGTTATCGATAAGGCGATATCCGAAAGATTGCCCCGCTTTTTTAAGGCAATCCAGTTGCTCTGCAGTAAGGTTAGCCATTGTTCTTATCCTCTCCCGCGATGAATCATTCAGCGCAGATTATTGAGCAGCGCGCTTGAGTGCACGGATGCGGTCTTGAACGCCACGCAAAAGCGCTTCGGTTTCACGAGCCGGCAGGTCTCCGACCTTGTCCGGGCCGGTCAATAATGGGTCGCACCAGTTGGCTGGCACGCACCTGGCGCACTCGTCGATTATAGCGTTTCGAATGACGTCGATCGCTGGCTTGGCCTTCTTGCTCATGTTCGCTCCTCTGCATCAATTGCTGACGGGACGATTGCGAAACTGCAGGCGCTTTGCTTGCACCTGAGCGATCTTCGCATTCGTGTTTCGGCTATATCTCTGGGTCTGGGCTATATCCGAGTGAGTGGCGGCGTGCTTCACATGCTCGATCTCGGCGCCGGCCTCGGTGGCCTCGGTGATGCCGCCGGCGCGGGAGTCCTGATTGCGAACGTCCTTCGGGATGCCAGCCTGGTCAGCCACGATCCGCCACTTTCGCCGGAATTCACTCGTGGTCCACGGCCATCCAGTGGTATCGCTGACGACCATCGCCCCGTCAGCCGGGCGATACGGATTGTGCTGAAGTTCCTCAAGGACCATCGGAGCTGATTTCAGGTCGACTTCGATCAGCTTCTGACGCTTGCTGGTGACGTGCCGTAGGATCCAGTTGTCGTCGATTTCGGACCAGCGGAGACCGCGGAGCCACTTCATGCCGTTGAACCGGATGGAACTTTCGCCGGGCTCAGTCTCCGGCACCCACTCGCCGATCACATCCTTTTGACGAAGCAAAAGCTCGAACTGAATAGCCTGCGCGAGAGCGATCGAATGCCAGCCGAAATGGTTGCGTGCCGTTTCTCGAATCGCCACCGCATGGTCGGCCGTCAGGAAATTGACGCGAGCCTGGGTCTGGGCAAACTTCATTTTGCTCATGACCACGCTCAGGCGCTCGCACTCCCGGTCCTCGAGCATGAGCAGGCCGAAGCTGAATAGGGTCCGGAGCTGGGCAACGAAAGCGTGCCCCATGGATAGCTTCCCGCCGGCCGACCAGCCATCGTACCATATTTGAATGGTGCTCGCTCGGATGCTGGACAGGGCTTCTTGGCCGTGCTCCTCCTCCAGCCTGCAAAGCAGACGATTGTAGTTGAGCCGGACCTGATAGCGAAGTTTGTGATAGGCTGATGCTCGGTGGGTCCGGTACTCTGTGATCAGCCCGCCGAACGTCAGCGGCACAGTTTCGGAACAGATTGAGCCTGATGTTCCTGCATCGTTCATGATTTTTAGCCCCATAAACCAACGTTAAGTGGTTGATATTTATAGAGGCTAAGTCGTTTACACCGAGAGGGTCGGCGGTTCGAATCCGTCACCGCCTACCACGATTTCAACGACTTAGCCTAACTCACTCGATACAACGGATCAGCTTCGGATCAGTTATCATACCTCGGCGGCCCTGGATTGGAAGTCCGGAGAATGCTTTCCGTAGACTTTTGTCAGGATGCTCACAGACATTCCGAGCGCGCCGGCGGCCTCCCAGATGTCGATTCCTGCCTGCATCAGCCACGTCGCGCGCGTGTGGCGCAGCGTGTGCGGGCTGACGTCCTCAAGCTTGGCTTCCTTGCAGGCGGCCGCCCATGATCTCCGGAGCTTCTGGACGGGCTTGCCGTCGTAATGGACCACCCACGGGATCTTGCCGTCCTTGGCCTTCCAGCGCTTCATTAGGCGCACGACCGATCGGCCGAGCCGCACAGGTGGCTTGCGCTTGTTGGCGGCTTCCGTCTCGCCGGCGCTTTTTCGGTTCATGACGCCGCGGGCTAGGTCGATCTGATCCCAGCGGAGATTGAGCAGAACTCCGGATCTCGATCCGGTTTTGAGGCCAAGGATCACGAAACGGTAAAGGTGCTGGTACTTCATCGCAGCTTGGCGCAGCCGCTTTGCCTCTGCCTGGGTCAGCCACCGTTCGCGCGGCTGCGACTTCTCAGGCAGGACAACGACCGGCGCGCGCGCCAAGGCGGCCTTATGCTTGTGCCAGTAGAGCAGGGAGGCCCGCAGCACCTCGAGGTCGCGCCTGGCCGCGGCGGCCGGCCGATCTAAAGCGTAGGCGGTGCAGTTGTCCGAGTTCACGTCGTCTGCTCTCTTCTTGCCCCAGAAGGGCGTCAGGTTCGAAATGTTGTGTGCGGCCTTGCCAGGGGTCCGCGTCTTCGGCAATCGCTCGGTGGCATAGACGAGAAGAACATCGGCGATCAGCGGCGATGCCACAGCCGCCGGCTTGTATTTTGCGGCTATGTATTCCGCGAGCTTCTTTTCAGCTCTCTCGTTTTCTGACTCAGCGCAACCAATGCGGACGAACTTTGATCCGTCTCGGATAACGATCTCTTTTCGCGCTCGATCTCGGTAGAGGCGCGGCCCTTTGGATTTTCTCGGCATTTGTCTCTCATGTCGCGCACGCTGCGGAGCGTGGTGAACTGGCGGCGGCCGACCTTGAAGATCTCAAGGCGCCCGCGGGTGGCCTCGAGCCGCAGAGTAGAGACTTTGACAGCGCCTCGGAAGACGATATCGCACGCCTCTTGGAGCGTCACCGGATCGTCTTCCGCTGGCATCATGGGTCTGCTCGCTGGGCTTGAGGCAGCGCGCGGTACTGCCACCATCGATCCGCGCCGCCGAATAGAAAATCTTTCCTCTGGATTCGCCGCCGCCAAACGAACCGGAGCCACCTGGTGCCCAAGTCAAACGTATCTACGGGGAGCCACACGAACTTGCGGTGCCATGGGCCGACCGGATATCCAAACTGAGGCATTGCATCGTCAGTCATTTCGCTGTTCCCACACGAGCGCGAGCATCGGCCGCACGACGCGACGCGATATCAGCGACGGCATCCCATATGATCGCACGGAATTCAGCTGGCCACGCCGCGATAGTCCTATCAATGCTCCGGAGTCCGTCTTCTGCCAACGAAACAACCTGATCGGCGATTGATGCAGCCTTTTTTGCATGATCAGTCATTGGCGTTGTCCTGGGGAGAGTGTGCCTCGTCTGCTCGCAGTGGGCGCGTGAGCGCTGCCTCAAGATGCAGTCTCGCATTATGTCCTGGCGATCTTGCTTGCGATCCATACGTGCGCTCGGCGAGAAGATCGCACGCGTAATCGATGGCGGCCCTCAACCGCGCCACTTCATCCGTTGTCGTGACGCTACCCGCCTGACATTGAACAGGCGCCGCGGCCTTCGTCGCCCATCCGTGGTGCCACATGAAAGCGCAATAGGCGGCGACATCTCGCGGGTCGCCTTTGGCAAGATGCCGAAGCAATCCAGCATGGCAATGCTCCTCCCAGTCATCGAGCTGCCAGCCAGATCTACCATTCGCGCGCGCCAGCTTCAGTTTGGCGAGCAACGCCTTGGAGAAGCGTGCTACCAAATCTTCCAGATCGTCATGCGGCGCTATCTGCGGTTCAGTGAACACCGGGTCGTCGGGGCTCCAACCGCATTGTTCGCCACACGGCTTGCTGTTCCATGTCATGCACATGCCGCAACGACGTAGCTTCTGCACGCTCTCGGCAGAGCAGCGAGCCGCAGCAACAGCGTCTCGAGCTGCCTTGGCCCACAAGGGCTTATCAGCTTCAATGAAACGGGCCGCGTCAAGCAGCATCTGATGAGGATCTAGCGTCTTCTGCTTCTCGCTCATGATCCTGATCCCGTTGATGGGTCCTTGGGGAGGGCGGCGGCAAGCATGGCTCGCCACCTCACTTCGGCCTTTTCCTTTTCCGGAATGCGATACCCCTTAGATGGGCGCGGCTTTCCCCATCGCCCTTCTCTTTCATCGGCCGATACGCTCGTGATGTGGTTCCGAAGTGCACTGCTGTAGGCATCGAACATGGCCGGGCTGAACTGCTCCAGCGCCTTCCTCGACTCCGCCAACTGCGCTTCCAGCGCTTCGATGCGGGACGTCAGATATTTCCAATCGTGTTTCTGGAGTCGCTCTTTCAGGTCGTCACTCATCATGATCCCCTCACACTGCAAACATCATGATCGCGAGCGCGGCTCCAATCGCTCCGATCGGGACAAAGAAAATCAGAGCCGCGAGCTCGGGCGATGCAAAGGCCGTCACAGCTACAATCGCCAGCCAGATCAAGATTGTGACCTTGGCCGCCCACTCGTACCCGAAGAGCTTGATCATTCGTTCGTCGAAGTTCATGGCTGATCCTCGTTGCGATGGGTCGATGACAGTGAACATGGATCAAGCCGCAGGGCCTTCATGACAATCGGTTCAATCATCCCGCCGCCTTGTTTCCAATTGCGCCATTCCGTGCGACGTGCTGCGAGCGCCGACGTCAGGAGCATCAAGGCAGCGTACATTTCTCGCTCGCGGGGCGTTGCGCAGTCAGGGTAATCTTCGTCTGGCGCTGATGAGCAAGAGCGATGCCGCGTATCCTCATCCATTCGCGGTCAACGATCGCGCAGTCTTCGGGATCAAGTTCGCCGTAGATGTTGCTGATCAGGCCACCAAGCGTCTTTGGCAAGGATGCCTCTATAGCGCGCAGGCGCTCGATCTCGGCTTCCATCTCTTCGATGCGCATGCGTGCTGAGGTGACTTGCTCCGCCAACGCATCCGCCCGTGCAGCAGCCCATGAATAGCGCGTGGCTATAGTCGTAGCGCTGTCGGAGAGGTCGGCGTAGGGCTCAGAACGTTTCTCAACCATATTCCTCACTGCCTCATCGATCATTGCAGACCATTTACCTTTTTGGGTCTTAGCAAACCCGCTTGCCATCAGCATTTCTCGTGTCGGATCGCGCGGCACCACGACGTATCCGGCCTCCTCAATCGCGGTGAGTGCGGCTCCACAAAGATCGACATTGACTAAGATAACCCCGGCTTTGTCCAACTCGGCAGTTAATGCTAAACTGATCCTTTCTTTCAGGTCGTCGCTCATTTCGTTCTCCCAATCGAGGTGAGGACGGCGGCGATCTTGTCCATCGTGTCGGGCGGCAGGTTGCCGATCCGCTTCATGTCGAACTGGACCCACTCCAGCGCCTCGATCAGCGCCGGCACCGCCGCGATCAGCTTGCGGTCGTCGTTCCAGTGTCCGCCTTCCAGCTCTGGCAGAAGCGGCTCGCGACAAACCACTTTGTCATTGGCATCGAAGACGTAGGAGACACCTTCGGACCACGGAAATGGAGAATGGGTCACCGGAGCACCACCGATCCGTTTATCTTGCGTTTGAACTTGCTGTCTCGTGAGCAGGCGAAGGTGCTTGGCTTGCGGATGCCGCGCTGGCGATCCTCAATCCGCTTGGCCTTCGCGATCGCCGGCACGTCACGCTTGCGCGTCTTCTCGCTATGGCAGGCCATGCACAGGACCGCGCAGTTGTCCAAGCTCGGCTCACCACCGAGGCCATCCGGAATGACGTGGTCGTAATGAAACTTGCCGAGCGTCAGCCTGGCGCCGCAATTCTCGCCCTCGCATTTGCCATTGGCGCGCAAGAACGCATCGCGCTTGGTCTGCTTGCTGAACTCGCGCCGGCTCATGCCACTTCCTCCGCAAATTCACGGAACTTCACGCCACGTTCTGTTCCAAAAGCCACAATCAGCTCAATGAGAGCTGTCATCTCGGCCTTGGTCATCTGGCTGGTGCGCATGCCGAGCGGGACGAATGTTCCCGCGTCAATGCCCGGCACCACGTTGTAGCGACGCAGCGAGGCGCTGCAGATGTCCTTCCAGTCCTCGCTGGAGAGCTTCTGGCCGTACCAATCAACCTGCTTGGCGACCTGTCCGAGCAGAGACCAGAGCATGGCATTCTGATCGCAGCTCCGGCGCGGCGCCCGGAACTCGACGGTTGATCCGGTCGGAGCGTTCCTGATCCACGCGGTCGCTTTCTCGCGATCGGAGGATGATTGCAGCGTGATGGCGTTGCGGCTCATTGTCGTGGCTTCCCATGCCAGCAGTTCAGACAGATATCGTCATCGCCCGGTCGGTACTCTCGCATCACCTGCGCTCCGCACTTGATGCAGATGAAGTGACGCAGCTTGCTCATGCGGCCGCCTTCGTCTCATACCGATCTCGAAGCGATGAGACCTTTGCGTCGAGTTCGGCAAGAAATGCGCGCGCCTCGGTTTCGAGCTCGGCGATGCGTTTGTCGTCACGGTGAACGCGCTTCACGAACAGGGCCATGGTTTCTGGCAAGCGCGGATCGAACGAAACGAAGTCACACCACTTCCGGCCAGTGCAGGCCATCTGCCACTGCATCTGCGTGATGTACTTGCCGGCGATCTCGTCGCCGAGCAGCGTCTCAACGTGAGAGGCGGTGTTCGGGCACTTGATCTCAATCAGACCATCTTCGCCGACCAGGCCATCGGGGCTGGCGTGCGTTCCGGCGATTGTCGGATGCGGAACTATGCCAACCTGTTGGACATCGACATCGGCGCGGAACTCATAGGCAGCGCGCGCCTCGGGCTCCTTCTCCGTGCCCCACGCCATGGCTGGCGACACAAAGCCCTCGGTCGGAACGTTGGTCAGGCGCTCGACCAGCAGCTCTGCCATCAGGTTGGCCCGGCTGGCGCCATATCCCTTGGCGATACGAGCGACAGCATCCGCCATGCGCGACGCGCCAAGCGATCCACACCGCGCCAACTTCCATTCCTCGGTGCCCTGGATCAGATCGGTCATGATTACCCCTGACGCTTTGAATTGAGGGCGGCGACTGCTGCGGCGTAGCGGCTGGCCGGGATTGCCGCGAAGCTCTCCACCTTGAAATGCTTGCAGAAGCGCGCCTTATCGGCGCCGACGTCATCAGCGAGCGCGATCAGCTCGGCCACCTGGTCGGCTGAGATGGGTCCGCCAGTATCCATGGCTTTCCCGTCGTCATCGTCCGCAGCAGCCAAGCCAAGCATCTGGATCAGAGAGTATCGCTGCAGATATGTCAGGGTTGATCCGATGGCCTGGATAGCGTTCTTGCTGCCGCTGGCATCGGGAGGGCCGGCAAGCGTGGTTTCCTCGTAGTGGCCCGCCTTGTGCGACAGGATGCATGTCACGCTGATCCGATCACCCTGGGACGTCCGGAAGCGATACGAGAGGCCGTGCTGCGACAGGATCGGATCGATCGTCCTGGCGATCGCCGCGAAGGTCGCATAGCGCTTGCTGTTGTGGCCGGTGCCGGTGCGCTCGATCGGTCCGATATTCGCCTTGGCGGCCGAAATCGCTTCGTCGAATGCCTTGCGCGCCTGGTTCTTCTCCCAGCGCTCCTGCAGGCCCATCAGCTTCTCGACCATGTCGAGGCCGGCGCCGCTATCCACTGCACGGCTCAGCATGTCCATAGGGGTCAAAGCGCCCGATGAGGTCGGCTGCGGGAGCTGCGTCACGTTCTCTGCTGGCAAGGTCATCACTTCTTCCTCTCGATGCACGCACGAATGGGCTTGAGTTCTGCCACCAGGCGATTGATCTCCGGATCATCGATCCGGTCTTTTGCCGCGATGCCCTGCTTGCGTAGTTCGTCCCAGCGGTCGAAGATGGATTGCTCTGTAGGGGTCATTGCGGCGGCTCCGGAAGTGGCATCCAGTGGGTGGGGTGGCAAGCCGTCCCACCATCAGCCAGAAAATTCTGGTATCCCTTCTCTCGATGCTCTTCCGAGGCGGATTGCCACCATCGCACTCGTGCAACGTCTCCATGGACAGGGTAGGCTAAGAAGCAGCAGCTATATTCGCTATTACCGAAACGACTTGTAATCGTTCTCGGCGCCGTCTCGATCGGCTGCCAGTCCGGAAATACCGGCCCTCGTAGTCCGTCTTTGCTTGCGGTCATTGTGCGTCCTCCTGAGCCATATCGATCGGGCTGCTGACGAGGTCTGTTGCAATCGCGGCCGCAAAAATCAGGACGCCGATGCAGAGGAATGTGCCGACGAAAGCTCCGACAACGGGGAGGAGGACGTGCGCGAGAAAGTCACGCATTGGAGCCCTCCAGCATCTTCATGGTTTCGTCGTGGAGCTTGCGAAAGTGGGCCAGCTTGTCCGCGGCTGCTCGAGCCGCGAGGATGCGCCGGGCGTCTTCCTTCTCAGTGAAGTAGAGGAATTCGCCGGCCTGGTAGCGGCGGACCAGCTCGTCGTTATCGAACCGCGGCGGCTCGCATTCGAACTGGTGATGGTACTGCTCGCTGTTGCCGGTCATGTCCGCTACTCCTGCGTCCATGTATCGAAGTCGTCGTAGGCCTCTTGCGCGGTCATGCCGTCGTCATAGCAGGACTGAAAATTGTAGATGGCGCGCGCAAGGTCGAACTCTTCCTTGTTATCGAACAGCGCGATCAACTTCAGACACCACATGGTCCAAGACTGAGTTTGGGCGGCAACTGGCTGGCAATGGGCTGACATGGCGTGATCCTTAATCCAAACTGCCAGCAGCAGTGCGTGGCTCAACGGCGTTCTGGTTGAGCAGCTTCGCGACGGTCCAACGGTCGGTTTCGTCCGTGATGAACTTGCGCGGGTCTCCTGCGTCGGCGCCAAGGCGCACCAGCGCCGCAAGCGCATCTTTGTTCATGTGGAGGAGGTCTGAGATGGTCGCTTTGACATCTGGCTGCATTGGCGTGATCCCCGTTTCGATGATGCATATACGCATATGAATAAACGGGCGTCAATACGTTCGTGAATAAAATTTTTCACGGTAAGTCGGTATGCGTCACTATGCGCGACTCACTTCACGGCGATCCAGGCCACCTTGGCCGCCCATTCGACGGCTTGATCCAGTAGGGGAGGGGCGTTTGTGGAATGTAGGTCGAAGTGTCTAGGCTTCCGCCCAGGATACAGTTTTTTGACAAGAATACGGCCATCATCGAGGCCGACGACACAAAGTCGATTGAAGAAACTCTCGTCGGGCGGAACCCTGCGTCTATCGTAGTAAAGCGTCCAGCCGTCTTCAAGCATTCCGGACATGCTATCGCCGCGAACGGTCACGGCAACAAGTTCGGCAACCCCTTCAACTGGTGGCATTTCCGCCTCACCGAACGGGCCCTGGCCGTCTGAAAACGCAATCGTCCCGCCAGCCCCGACGTAACCAACAATCGGAACCGTGGATTGCTCGATGTTCGACCCAGAGTTGAGAATCCCGAGCCCTCTAGCAACGTCCTCAATTGTGTTCGAATGATGAAGTTCCGGGTCGCTGCCCGACAACCAGCGAGATATAGTCGGTTGAGAGACGCGGAAGAGGCGAGCTAGCTCGGCCTGGTTCTTCCGGGTCTTTTGCTGGACCTGCCGAACGATCCGGCTGTAATTTTTTGCGGTAGCCATATCCAAATTATGCACTGCCGCATCGCCGAATACCACGGAACATGAACGAATATCGATGCATGGGACTTGACGCCCTCGTATTCATATGCGTATTTATGCGTCCATGAATGCGATCAAACACATCAGAACCGAGATCTTCCGGATCAAGCAGGCTCCCTTTGCGGAGCTCGCCGGGGTTAGCCAGCCGACCGTCTCAAGGTGGGAGTCGGACGAAAGAGGCTCTGAGCCAACCCGAGAAGAGATGGACAAGATACGGCAGGCTGCTGTTGCGCGCGGTCTGCCATGGAATGATGAGTGGTTCTTCCGTCTCCCATCGGAGACCGCCGCATGAATCCCCTTACGTCCGAGCCCTCCCGAGCGGACGTATCGGCGACGCCAGTTCCCCCCTGCGCGGCTGGCGTCGCCACCAATTCCAACAGCATGAGGTCGTGAGATGGCCCGTAGGCATCGCAGCACAATTTACACAGAGCAGAGCGTTGATATCGAAGTCGATATTGATGAGGTCATTGATCAGATTACTGACGAAGAGCTGATCAATGAACTGAAGCATCGAAAACTCGACGAAAAGGCGAGGGATGCGATCCGTGCTAGCGACCCCCTCGCTCTTCTTGATGAGGTCGTAGATTGGCTCCGCGATGGTGATATTCGCGAGGCAATGCTCGTTCTTGATCGCATTCTGCATCCGAAATTCTCTTCCTTAGAACTCTGTGCGAAAGAGTTTGAGGCAAGGAAGTCAACATCATGAGCCGCCGGCAGGAAGTCGGGGGCAACCATCCTGCCGGCGCTCTACTCGCGCTGCGGGGCCAGCACGAATTACGTTATCCTCTTCCTTCGCGTTCGCTCACCTTTAGCGAGTCGCTCGAACCTATCCGCCTCTCTGACGCGCCACTCAATGTAAGCGTCATGCTCCGAAACCTTCTTTTGATGCTCGTCCTCTCCGCTTGTTTCATCGGGGGCGCATTCGTTCTGTCTGTCTTCGATCTTCTGTAGCAGTCGCGCTGTCGCCAAACCGAGCGTCTGCCAAGTGTCGTTATCGTTGTCGTGTGTAGCTGCCTTCATGTCATCGAGACAACAGCATGAAGGTATCCAGTTCATGAGGAACTTCGGGAAATTTCGGATGAGTGCCGCAAGTCTGACGAATGCAACAAGAAGCGCCCTTAGTGCGCTCATAGAACGCGAGGAGCGTCGAGCGGGATCGAAGGAAGTGGCGCTTGAGATCGTCGCGAGGACGGTCGGCACCTCGAGCTCGTGGCTCCGCAAATTCCTTTCCCCGCAATCGTCAGTCGCCGAGCCGCGCATCACGCTGTTTCTGAACATCCGGCAAGCCTACGAAAATCTCTGTAACCGCGTCGAACAAGAACACCGGCTAGAGGAAGTGCGGATAGCCGCGCTCAAGGAAGTGCTGGATGAGGCTACTAACGGCTTTGTGGAAATGGTGGCGAGCGCGTCGAGCAAGACGACGGCTTGAGGCAGTACTGAGGAGGGTGAAGAGTGACAATAACGACGTTTGAACCGACACCGACGCAGCTTAGAGCACTCGAGCGTCGTCGCGCATTCCGAGAATCAATTGAGGTCAAGGCGGCTTCGCAAAAGCCCGCGGTCGAGCGGTCGAGCGGCATCAAGGGCTACCAGGTAGCCGCAGTTCCTAAGGAGGCCGTGGCTACCAACCCGTTCCAGAAATTTGTTGCCGCGATGGTTTGGCCGGCGATTCCTCTTGCCGGAGCCGACCCGACAATTGCGCAGATCCAGAAGGAGGTCGTGGCGCGCTACGGCCTCAAGCTCTCGGACATGCATAGCCGGCGGCAGAATTGGGAGATTGCTCGACCGCGCCAGGTTGCGATGTATCTGGCAAAGACCATGACTAAGCATTCGCTTCCGGAGATTGGGCGTCGGTTCGGAGGACGTGACCATACGACGGTGCTGCATGGTGTACGGAGGGTCGCGAAGCTCATGCAGACCGATCCGAAGATCGCAAACGACATCGAATCCATTCTCATCAAGCTGACCGCGGCGAGCCATGTCGGAAGCCCTTATATCCATCGTGATGCACTTGTGGCGGAAGAAAATGGATACGCATCAGATACACAAGAAGACGCGCATCAGCGAGGACCTGATCCATCGAGCTCTGATCATCGGCCGTGAGCGCGAACATGACCATTCCCAAAAAGATCGTTCCTGACTCTGATGTGAAAAAGTGGACCGATGTCGGATGGGTATTCTCTGGACCGGCCTTCACGCGGGGTCATTCAGTTCTGGTCTGGCTTGGTGACGACAAGCCCAGGCAGCCGGCATGAAATACGTTGCTTGGACGAACAAGCAGATTCTACGGCTCCGTGAATGCTGGCCGACAATGCCACGGGAAGACCTATTGATCGAGTTCGCTCCGCACTCTTGGTACTCGATCAAGGGAACGGCGCGGAGGCTCGGAATACTGCGGCGCGGCAAGGCCCGGGATTGGAAGGCCATCTGCAAGGCGCACGTAATGCAAACAGGCATGTTTGAGGTGCCGCAATGAAGCTCAAGCTGAATGAGAAGTTCGACCAGACTCAGCGCTCGTACCGGCACGCAAAGCCGAGATCGTCACGAAGCACGGTGTTGTACCGAGAGTTGGTGAAGATCAAGCAACAGATCATCAATCGAGAACTGAAGGGGAAGGCGAAATGAGCGAGACACCAGAGCAGGGACACAACGCGAATGGGCAGCTGAAGAGCATCGTTGAGCGGATCGAGAGCGTCGAGACCACCATCAAGGAACACCAGGAGGAGCGGGCCGACATCTATACTGAGGCCAAGAGTAATGGCTTCGACGTACCAGCCTTAAGGGCCATCATCCGGGCTCGACGCGATACCGCGGAGCAAAAAGCCAAGCGCCACGCGCGCGAGGAGAACGAGGAGCTTTACCGCGGAGCGCTGGGGATCAGCTGATGGCGCGCTCACCTCTTTCCAAAAAGACCCGCTTTGAGGTGTTCAAACGGGACCAGTTCCAGTGTTCCTATTGCGGAGCTCACCCGTCTGAGACGGTTATGCTTGAGGTGGATCATGTCATTCCGGTCGCGGAAGGTGGGACGAACGACATCGAGAACTTGGTAACAGCCTGCTGGGATTGCAATCGCGGCAAGGGCGCCGTCCCGCTGACATCCATTCCGCAATCTCTTGAGTTGAAGGCAGAACTAGTAGCGGAGCGCGAGGCGCAGATACGGGCCTATTATCAGATCCTCGAGTTTCGTAAGGAGCGCCAAGATGAGGAAATGTGGTCCGTTGCCGACATATTCATGGAGCGGTTTGGCGAGGAATCCATCCGGCGCGATTACGTCGTAAGCATTCGAATGTTTTTGGATCGCCTCAATGTTTTTGAGGTCCGAGAAGCTATGGAAATTGCTTGTGCCAGGAAATACAGCCAAACGCCGGCATGGAAATATTTCTGCGGAGTTTGCTGGAACAAAATCAAAGCGAATGGTGGTTCTTAATGGGCCGCATCCGCACGATCAAGCCAGAATTTCCTCAATCTGAGAGCATTGGAAATCTCTCGCGAGATGCCCGACTGCTCTACATTCAGCTCTGGACGGTTGCCGACGATGCGGGGAGAACTCGCGCGGCCTCGCGAATGCTCGCGAGCCTTCTATATCCGTATGATGACGATGCCAGGACGCTCATTGATAGCTGGCTTGAGGAACTGGCGAGCGGCGGACACATAAGGCGATACGAGGTCGACGGCTCTCAATACCTCGAAATCGTTAAGTGGTTGGAACATCAGAAGATTGATAAGCCATCTGCGTCGCGGCTTCCGGCTTTCGACGTTGGCTCGCCGATCGTTCGCGAGGCTTCGACTACGGACCTAGGACCTGGACCTAGGACCATAGACCCGGACCAAGGATCACATACGGCGGCTTCGCCGCATGCGTGTTCGCGCTTCGATGAGTTTTGGAAGGAATACCCCAAGCGAGACGGTGACAATCCGAGAAAACCGGCCGAGAAGAAATTCAATGCTCTGGTGAAAACCGGAGTGGACCCGGACGTCATCATTGCAGGCGCTCGGCAGGCCTCTGCTGCGTTCAGGTCTCGCAACGAGTACGGGACTAGGTTCGTGCCTCAGGCGATCACGTGGCTCAACCAGCAGCGCTTCGTGGATTTTGCGGCGGCGGCCTTCGAACCACCGGAAGATCTGGATTGGCGATCGGTGTGTGAGACATTTAAGAAAATCGGTCACTGGTCGAAACATGCTGGCAATGACCCAAGTTCGCCAGGCTGCCGCTGTCCGCCAGAGATCCTTGCAGAATTTGGCTTACTTCAGCAACAGGAGACGATCCAATGACCAAGCAGAGCAGGAAGCGGACGGCAACGAAGCGCAAGATCAAATGGAAGACGATTCGAGTGTGCGATCTCTTGCCACGGTTCAAGCCCAACTTCAGCTGGCCGTTCGACAACGTGAACGCGATCATTCTGAAGGATCGGTGAGATGGCCGTAGACATCGCCTCGCTCGTCCGCCACCTACGCAATGCCCCGCAGGAAGTTGGCACGTTCGGTCGAGGCGATCCCAATCCTCTCGATGAATACCGGGCGTTGCTGACCAATGAGGAACGCGAGTGGCTGATCCAACGGTTGAAGGACATGGAGGAGCAGGGGCTATGAGCGATAGCGCCCGCATTAGCTTGGCGGTCCTCGCTGGCTTCATGCTCGGAGCCTTCTTGTTTCTTGGCATAGACCACCGCAAGCCGTGCCAGATGCATCTATCGAACGTCACAATGGGGGACCAGCAGCAGTGAGCAGCGAGAGCAATGTGATCAACATGAAGAGAGCTTCTCAACTGATCGAAGAGGCAAGGGAAGCCAGGGCAAAGCGTCAAGCAGAGCGTCAGGAAGACCTTATCAAGCGAGAGAAGGACGCGGAGGGGAAATGAAAATCCACGACAGGCGGGCGAAGGACCTTCTCAAGGCCGGAGACTATGCGGCGATCGAGGTAGACGACCCTTACGAGGCTGGCGGCAAGATCGTCACGACCCGCCAACTCCGCGGCGATCCCTTGGCTCGGCTCCACGCTCATCGGCAGATCGACGAAGCGCAGTATCATGCCGGCCGGGCTTATCAGCGCGATTGGGAAGTGGCAGAGAGGGGCGCCCAGGCGATCGATCCAACCAAAGAGGCGGTTGACGGCGGCCGCATGCCTGAACCGCTCACAGACCGCCAGGCCGGCGCCAGGAAGCGTCTGAACAGCATCCGATCCCATCTCGGCACCAGGCTCTACGGCGTGGCCCATGCCGTCCTGATCGAGGGCAGCAGCCGGGAGCAATTGGCCGGGTCTGACTCTCAGGCCATTCTCAAGCTGCAAGGTGCGCTATTCCGAACTGCGCTCGACGAGCTCGCCGCGTTCTACCACCTCGCCGATCGACCAAAAATGTGCAGAGCCTGAAAATAGTCCTCGCGGTACCGCAAATCACCAATTATCAGTACAATTGTCCGGTCATGGCGACTTGGCACTCTCTCGATGTTTCCTCCCAAGACTTAGGCCGTCCTGCCACGTGTAGGGCGGCCGTTTTGTTGGTGCAATCATGAGCGATGCGACCGTTTACCAACGCCTCAACTTCGGTCCGGAGCTGCCGTAACCAATATGCCAGAAATCGTCACCATTCGAGCAGCTGAGGCCGCTGGCCTGAAGCATTACTATACCGGGAAGCCGTGCCGTAATGGGCATGTTGCCCCGAGATATGTCTCCACATGGCGCTGCGTCACGTGCACGGTTGATCGCGTCATAAACTGGCAGATCAAAAACCCTGGCAAGAAGAAGGCGAAACAAGCCCGGTATGAAGCCAAGAAGCCGGCGTCGCGTAAGCTCGAGGAATCCAGGCGCGACCATATGACGGAGCGCCAGCGTCGCGAAAAGCGGCTCGCTGAAATTGCGGGCCGGCCACGACCTTTAGTGTGCGATATCTGTAAGGACCCGAACTCTCGGCGCGGTGATGTCATTGCCTTCGATCACTGCCATAAGCACGGTCATTTCCGTGGATGGCTTTGCGACCGCTGCAATACTACGCTTGGCGCGGTCGGAGATAATCCAGAACTGCTCAGGAACATGGCCGATTATCTCGAAAAAACGATGCTGAAACAATGACGGTGAAGCGGGGAAGATTACCAGGGTTTGTGATGTCGTCCGAACATCGGACTAAAATCGGAAACTCCCAAATCCTCAAATGTTTGATTGAGCACGCCGAGGGCAAGCGTGACATGTCGGCAACGCAGGTTTCAGCGGGGCTTGGGCTTCTGCGGAAGATACTTCCTGACCTCGCTGCGGCGGCCGATGTTGGCGAGTCCGGCGAACTCAAGCCAGTGAGCAAGATGTCCGATGATGAGCTTGAAGCCATCGCGGCAGGCCGCGGCAATGGAGCTTCTGCGCCGCCGTCGAGCGCGCGCCAACTTAATTGATTACGCCCGCTATATCGAGGTGCCTGGTGCGCCTCTGACCGAGCTTGAGGATGAGGAGAACTTCAAGCCGGTCGAGACTGTTATCGCCCAACACCATGAGCTGATCCTCGCCGCAACACAGCGATGCATCAAGCGCAAGAGCGGCCGGTCTATGCTGTTCTTGCCACCTGGAAGCGCAAAATCGACCTATGCGACCGTTGTCGCACCGACATGGGCGATGGGCGAAACGCCAGAGTTCAAGGTGATAGGCGTCAGTTATGGCTCGGATTTGGCGCGTAAGTTCGGCCGGCGCATGCGCTCAATCGTGCGGCAGCGGGCCTATTCAGCTCTATTCAATACCGCGTTGAGTTCGGAAAGCAGCGCGGCTGATGAATGGGCGCTGGAGAACGGGTCGGAATATATGGGCGGCGGCATATTGTCGGGTATTACTGGCAATCGTGCTGATTTCATCCCGATCGATGATCCGATCAAAGGACGGCAGGAAGCGGATTCGGAAGTAACTCGAAAGCGCACTTATGAGGCCTATCAGGATGATGTGCTGACCCGATTGAAGCCGGGCGGCTCGGTGATGTTGACGCAAACTCGATGGCAAGAAGACGATCTTGCCGGCTCGATTCTGCCATCTGGCTACGCAGGTCAGAGCGGCATGATTGAGTGTCGAGATGGCGAAACATGGGAGGTGATTTGCATCCCGGCTCAAGCAGAGCGCGCAGACGATCCACTAGGGCGTCCGATTGGCGGCTATCTGTGGCCCGAATGGTTCCCAGAGGAGCATTGGAAGCCGTTTAAGCGAGTGCCCCGAACATGGTCGGCGCTGTACCAACAAAGACCGTCACCCGAGGAAGGAGACTTCTTCAAGGCTGACTGGCTTCGTCCATATGAGAAGGTGCCAGCAAGAGACACTCTTCGGGTCTATGGCGGAAGCGATTACGCGGTCAGTTCAGGAATGGGCGATTACACCGTTCATGCCGTGGTTGGCCTCGATCCGGAAGGGCGGATGTATCTGCTGGATCTTTGGCGCAAGCAGGCCGCCTCAGACGTATGGGTTGAGGCCTTCTGCGACCTCGTCAAGCAATGGAAGCCGATTGGCTGGGCTGAGGAGCAGGGTCAGATCAGGGCAGGCATCGGGCCCTATCTCGATCGCCGGCAGCGCGAACGACAGGCCTATGTGGTGCGGGACATGTTCCCGACGCGGGGCGACAAGGCGGTTCGGGCTCAGTCAATCCGGGGGCGTATGGCGCTTGATGGGCTTTATGTTCCGATTCATGCGCCGTGGATGGCTGATTTGCGTTCAGAGTTGCTGAGCTTCCCAGCTGGCAAGCATGATGACCAGGTTGATGCGCTAGGCCTTATTGGTCAGTTGCTGGACAAGATGATCAAGGGCGCTCAACCGCTCAAACAGGACGCTAAGCTACCGAGTAGCGGATACCGCAGTGTAGGCGAGCACGTGACAGGCGCCGATCCGCTGACGATCTAAAAGGATAACATGGCCGTTTCACCCGACCTCGACCAGCAAGCCCAGATCGTGGCGGCCGAAGGTGGGTCTCCGGCTGAGCCCGTCTTGAGCGAGCCTGATGTTGCAAAGCTCCGGGCGCAGTTTGAGAGCTACGCGACGGCGAAGGCTGACGAGATCGAGGAGCAGCGGCTTTCCTGGCGGTATTATTACGCGATCCAGTTCACGGAAAAGCAGCTCAAGGTTTACGAGAAGCGCGGGCAGCCAGCTATCACGTTCGATCGGGTCGGGCGAAAGATTGACGGGCTAGTTGGCGTTGTCCGGAAGCTGCGAACCGACCCGAAGGCATTTCCCCGCACGCAGAACCAGGATGAGGGCGCCGAGGTTGCAACCCAGACCATTCGGACCATCATTGACGGTGCCAAGTTCGAGGACATCGAATCCGAGCAGGCGCTGAATGCCGCGGTGCACGGAATTGCGGTTGCGGCGCAGACGCTGATAGCGGGCGATCACGGCGATCCTGATGTGAGTTGGGAAGGACAGGACCCGAGGACGTTTTTCTATCAGCCTCGGTCAGTCAAACCGGACTTCAGCGATGCGCGCTTCATGGGAACCTATAAATGGGCCGATGAGGATGAAATCTTGGAGATCGCGCCTGGTGCGAAGGACAAGCTGAGCGGCGCCGACGACGGCAGCATTTATACCGCGTTCGACAATGACCGCGAAATCCTGTGGCGTGACGAGCAGAAGCGCTATCGGCTGGTCGATCATTGGTGGATCGAGAACGGAACGTGGCGCTGGTGCCTGCATGTCGGCAATATCGTGCTGCAGCATGGCGAAACACCGTTCTTCAACGATCGTAAGCAGCCCTTGTGCAAATACAAGGCGTTTGCCTGCTTCATTGACCAGGATGGTATTCATATCGGCTTCATCCGGCGGCTGAAAGGCCCGCAGGACGCTATGAACCAGCATCGCTCCAAGGCGCTGCACATCATGAACACGCGTCAGTTGAAGATCCGCAAGGGCGTTGCGGACGAGATGGGCGGCATGGAGCGGGTCAGGAAGGAAGCAGCGCGGCCGGATGGCGTGCTGGAGTATCCCAACTCTCCGGAAGATATCGAGATCATCCAGCCGCAGCAGGAGTTCCTGCAGCAGACGCAGTATTACGAGGATGCGAAGCAGGAGATCGAGACGTTCGGCCCGAACCAGGCTTTGCTTGGCGATCTCGGGCAGGGTGCATCAGGCCGCGCCTATGCCATGGCGCAGCAGGCAGGTTTGGCCGAGCTCGGGCCATTCCTGAAGAACCTGAGGATGTGGAAGCTGTCGATCTATGAGGCTTCGTGGTGGGCGGCTCAGAAGTATTGGACGGCCGAGCGCTTCATCAGGGTGACGGATGACCAGGGCCTGGCGCAGTTCATGCAGGTAAATGGTCTCACCCTTCATCCTCAGACACTGCAGCCGACGCTGGTGAACGCGCTCGGCTCGATCAATGTGGATATCCTGATCGACGAGGGTCCGCATACCGAGACGGTGATGGGTGACGTCTACGACACGCTGATGGCATTGGCGCAGAACAAGGTGCCGATCCCGCCGGCTGTGATCATCGAGACGTCCAGCCTGCCTGGCAGCACGAAGAAGAAGCTGACCAGCATGCTCAACCAGCCCGATCCGGCCAAGGAAGCGGCTCAGAAGCTCGAACTCGAAGGCAAGGACGCCGAGAACAAGAAGACGCAGTCCGAGACGATCAAGAACCTTGCCGACGCGCGCGCCAGCGGCATGCCGGATCAGCAGCAGCCACAGGGCGGCGAGCAAGAAGTTCCGATGGCCGTGCAGGTCGAGGAAAAGCTTGCCGGGATCCGGGACAAGAATGCCGCGGCGGCGCACAAGATCGCTCAGGCTAAGAAGGTCGAGGTCGAGACGGCCATGGCGCCGGTGCAGTTCATGCACGATGTGATTTCGAGCCAACGGGACCGGGCAGCGCAAGCCGCTCGGCCGCCGGCTCAATAGCTCGTCCGCTCCACGATACGGGGCAAGGGCTGCTCTGGCCTTGATAGAGCCCGTTTGCTTCTGACGACACAGAAGCCACGCACGCTTGCCGCGATAGGCGAGTCACGCATGCGAACGCGATAGTTCGTGGAGACGAAAATGAGCGATATGGATAACGACGCCCTCGCGGGCGCCGACGACGCGACGCTGTTCAATGACGCTGTTTCTGGTCCGGCTGTTGTTCCGGAGCCGGAAGTCATCGCGCCTGTTGCTCCGGTTGAGCCGCAGACGCCTCCAACCCAGCAGACCGAGCCGGCAATCCCGCCGGGCGTGCTGCGTGAGGAGAAGGAGGCGAGACGCGCCGCAGAACGTCGTGCGCAGGAGCTGGAAGCGCGGCTTGACGCGTTCATGCGTCAGCAGCAGCCAAAGCAAGAGCCGCGTCAGAAGCCTGACATGTTCGAAAATCCCTCTGCATTCGTGCAGGAGGAGGTTTCGCCTCATCTGAGCCAACTCCAGGCCGAGCTTGTCCGAACCAGGGAAACCTATTCCCAACTGTTCGCCGAGCAGAAGCATGGAGCCGAGAAGGTCCAAGCTGCGTTCAACTGGATCAAGGACGGACTCGCCCAGCGGGATCCTGAGATCATCCAGACCTACCAGCGCGCCATGCAGACCGCCAACCCGTATGACGTGATCACGCGGGCGCATCTGCAGCGGCAGACCATCTCAGAGATCGGCGACGATCTACCGGGCTACCGGAATCGCGTCCTTGAGGAGGCGATGAAGGACCCGGCATTTCAGGCCAAGGTGATCGAAGCCACGCGTCAGCAGGCCCAGCAATCGGGCCAGACCATCGCTCGTCCAGTTTCCTCTCTGCCATCCATCACCAAGGTCGGCGCCGCCGCACTGCCTTCAGGGCAGGAAGCGGAAATGTCGGATGCCGAGCTTTTCGCCGCAGCTACTCGCCGAAAACGTGGATAGACCGTTTCGGCCGGAGGATTGAGCTATGCTCACGACCAATCACGTCAATAACGAAATCATCAAATTCCGCAAGCAAGTCATCTATGACTTCCTGCGCTCTACCCGTCTCGATCCTTTCATGGGCGACTCCTCGACCATGCCGATCGTCCGGCTGTCCGACCTCGCGGCGGATGGCAAGCAGATCAACGTTCCTCTCGTTACCCAGCTCAGCGGTGCTGGCGTTGGTGCTGGCCAGCTGGTCGGCAATGAAGAGCAGATCGACAGCTACGGCTACCCGCTGTGGGCTGATTGGGCTCGCAACGCGGTTGCCAACAACCGTGCGGTGAACAAGGAATCGAGCTTTTCGGTTCGCTCGACGGCACGCGAGTTGCTTCGCGGCTGGTCCAAGCGCATCGTGCGGGATGATCTGGTCGATGCGCTGCTCTCGATCCCGACCGCCTCGATCCAGTCCGGCCGCCTCGGCACGCCTGGCAACCGGGTGAACGGCATCAAGTGGGCCAACGCGACCGCAGGCCAGAAGAACTCCTGGCTGGCTGCGAACTATGACCGCGTCGTGTTCGGCTCTGTCCTTGCCAACGGCGTCAGCAACGTGTTTGCGACCGCAGCGCTGCTGGTCGACTCGACCAACGACAAGATGACCGCGGCTGTCGGCTCGCTGATGAAGGCGCAGGCGATGCAGTCCGGCGTCGACCCGAACAACCCAGGTTCATACAACGGCCGTCCGAAGATCAGCCCGTGGATGATCCAGGACAGCGAGTATGCCAACGATCAGGAATGGTATCTCTGCCTGTGCGGCAGCCGTGCCTTCCGCGATCTGAAGGCTGACCCGGTCATGTACCAGGCCAACCGCGACGCGCGCGAGCGTGAGAGCAATCCGACGAAGAATAACCCCATCTTCACCGGTGGCGGCATGATCTTTGACGGCATCTACTACCTGGAGATTCCGGAAATCACCCAGCGCCTGCTGCTCAAGGGCATCGGCACTGCCGGTATCGACGTCGAGCCGGTGTTCCTGCTCGGTCAGGCAGCGTTGGCCTACGTTATGGGCCAGATGCCGCGCCCGACTCAGCGCAAGGAAGACGACTACGACTTCATCACCGGTCTCGGCATCGAGGCTCAGTATGGCGTTGGTAAGCTCGCCAAGGCCCCGCTGACCACCTCCGGCGCCACCGTGGGCGATCTCGTCGACTTCGGCATGGTGACCGGCTTCGTTTCCGGCGTCGCGAACGCCTAACCCCAATAAGGAGAAAACAAAATGGCTTATCGTAAGGATTGGGGCCAGCCTCAGGCTGGTGGGTACGGCGGCGCGCGCGCCATGAAAACCATGGGTCGCACCACGACCATTACGGTCGCAGACAACGTTACCGCCAATACGATCGGTGCCTTCATGGTGCCGGCCGGCTTCACGGTGACGAGCATTCTCGGGTCTGCAACCGATATGGACAGCGGCGCGGCGATGGCGATCACGATCGGCGATGCGGCAAGCGCCAATAGGCTTGTCGCAAGCTTCACCACGCAGGCTGCCGTCACATCCCTGACGCTGGCTGCGACCGGCCTTCTCTATCAGTACCCGGCCGATACGGAAATCCTGATCACGATTGGCACGCAGGCCGCGACGCCAGTCGCCGGCACCGTGACGATCTTCCTCATCGGCTTCATGCAGACCCCGTAAGGAGCACGCACATGCGCAAAGCAACCATCACGTATCACGCCCCTCCGGGCGACGCAAAATTCGTCGAGATGGGCAATGGTGTCCGCCTCGTCGACGGCGAGTCCACGGAGATCAGGTCGGATGAAAATCCGCACCTGTTCAAAAAGTTCGAGGCCATCGCCAATGGCCCACCGAGCCAGATGTTCGACGTCGAGGTCGGCGACGAAGAGAAGGCGCCGGACAAGCCCAAGAATAAGGGCGGCCGGCCGAGCAATGCCGATCTTGCCGAGCGGGCAGAAGCCGAACGCGCCAGGGCTGATGCCGAGCGGAAAGCTCAGGCCGAGAAGGACAAGGGCAAGGACCCGACTCCGGACAAGGGCCAGGGCGAACAGAACCCGATCGGCTTCACCGGCAGTTCTCCTAAATCAGGCGAATAGTCATGACCGAGTTCAGGACCGCGAACGATCTCGTCTATGAGGTCGCCGGCATCTTAGGCAAGGCGGTTGCAGGCGAAAGCTTGGACCCTGTTGCCTATGACACGATCGATAGCGCAATCGATCCGGTTCTGGCCGAGGTTTCTGACATCGTCGTCTTTGGCGATCGCGACGAACTTCCAACACGATATTTCCAGACCTTGGCGCGGCTTGTCGCAGTGCACGCCGCGTCCAAGTTCTCGAATGTCCCGGTGGATCTGAACGCGGTGGACCAGCACGAGAACAGGTTACGCTTTCTCGCGGCGCAGGCTCCATCCTATGAGCCTCTCAGGGCCGAGTATTACTGAATGACTGCGGTTCCGCTGCCGCTGCTCTCCGCGCCGGGACGACATCCCCAAGCGGCTGGCGGGCGGCTCCTCAACGTTATCGTGGAGCAATTGGCGGACACTGCAGGCTCGAAATACGTCTACTGGCGGGCGCCTGGCCTGTCATCGTTCGGAACGACCCAAAACGCCGTTCCTCGCGGTCAATTGGCAGTCGGAAACACGCTCTATACCGTGGTCGGAACCAAGGTCTTCACATCGACCGCGGCGGGAGGCGCTGCAACGACGCTCGGCGGGACGCTTCCGGGAACGACCGGCGTGTTCATGGCCCGCAACAATGCGGCGACGCCCGATGTGGTCATTGTTGCACCTGGCGATGGTGCATTCATCATCTCGGGTGGAGCGGTCGTCAACTATCCGGATGCCGATGTCGGCCAGCCAAATTCGGTCGTGTTCCTGGGTGGATATTTCGTGTTCACCTATGGCGACGGTAAGACCCGCACGTCAGGCATCAACTCGACGAGCGTCAATCCAACCGATGTGGCGACGGCCGAACAGAAGCCGGACACGCTTTACCGCCCGATCCCGCTCGGCAATGGTCAGTTGTTGCTTTGCGGGTCAACGAGCATCGAGGTCTGGGGCGGTCTCAACACGACGGGTTACCCGTTCAGCTACATTGCGACCATCCCGCGCGGTATTGTCGGGCCCTACGCTATCGCAGGCCATGAGGACGGATTCGGCCGCGGCATCTTCCTGGTCGGAGACGATTTCGGGGTGTCGACGCTTAACGGTTACGCCACGGTCAAGATATCATCTCCTGATGTCGACAGGGCTATCGAAGGGACTGCGGACAAGACGTCAATTCGCTGCTCGGTCTTCATTGCTGGTGGCCATTCCTACGTTGCGGTGCAGGCCCCATTATGGTGCTGGGTTTACGACGTCGGCATGCAGACATGGCATGAGCGGCAGAGCTATCTGCAGCAGTTCTGGCGCGTCGCCTACCCGGTGAAGGCGTTCGAGAAGTGGCTGTGCACCGATCTTCTGACCGGAAATATCGGCCAGATCGTTGCCTCGGTGCAGGACGAGTTCAGCACGCCGGTTCGGATGCGGATTGAAACCGGACCGTTCGGGGCATTCCCGGCGCCGATCAGGATCAACACGATCGAGCTCTATCTGACCAAGGGCGTCGGTATCGCATCAGGCGTGGATCCGGTGCAGACCGATCCGGACATTGAGGTCTCGGTATCGCGCGACGGCGGACAGACCTGGAGCAACCCAAGAGTGCTGAAGGTGGGCAAGCAGGCCATTACTGACGGCCGGGTTAGGTCGCACATCTGGGGACAGGCCGACGTGCAGGGCGTGCGATGGCGGTTTGACTGTTCGAGCAACGTTCCCTTGGGCTTCATGAGCGCGGACATGAAAGCGGATGGGCTGAGGTAATGCCAAAGGTCACGCTGCCAGGCCAAAACGAGCCGCTCGTCCTCGAGGGCGGCCTGATCAATCCTGTCTGGTACGAAAAGCTGATCGCGCTCGCCAAGGTCGTGAACAGCGGTTTGATGGGCGCCATTGACGTCGAGCTTACGGGCCCCGCGCAGCAAGGTCAGTTTCTGGTCTACCGCTCGGCCAACGGCAAGTTTGTGCTTGAGCCGCCCGTTTCCCCGACGGTCGGCCAAACTCTCGTGTGGGACGCCGCCAATCAACAATGGACCGCGGTATAAGCATGGCCCCATATCCTCCATTCAAGCCTGGAAATACACTCGACACGCCACTTTCTCAGCTTGGGGAAATGGCGTTCAGAAATTGGGTCCAGCAAAACAGAGTCCCATTTGATCCAAATACTCCAGGCCCAACTGACTATGACATGCGGGGATATTATCAGGGATTACAGCAGGGTAATCCGATGGCTCGCCCTACCGAGGTGAACCCCAACGATAGCCAACTGCACTATCCGGATTATTACAAAACTCCGCTGCATTCTTCGTTCTCAAGTGAGAGCCAGTGGGCCGGACCTAACGCGCCATCATGGATCAATGATAGCCAACTCGTTGCGCCGAACGGCCGCATCATGTTTGACGAACAGAACCAGCCGGCTCCAAACAGCTTAGCCGCGCTAGCTCGAAGCTTCACGAGGTAATACATGGCAGGCTTTTTCGATACCCTGTTCGGCGGCGGTGCCGAGAAGGAAGCAGCGGATAAAAACCGCGCGCTCTACTCCCAATATGGCACCCTTGGCTCTGGCTATCTCGATAAGGGATTTGCCGGCTCCAAAGATGCCCTCGGCCAGGCCAAAAGCGAATACGACGCGCTCAACCCCACCTATACCGGCGCGCTCACCATGCTGGGCAACGCCTACGGGCTGAACGGGGCAGCTGGCACGCAGGCTGCGCAGTCCTCGTTCACGTCATCTCCCTACGCTGGCTTGGGAGAGCAGGCCGGCCTGGATGCGATCAGCCGCCAGCGGGCCGCAACGGGCATGCTGGATAGCGGAAACGCCAACATCGACTATCTCAACTTCGCGCAGAAGAACACGAACGATCAATACAACAACTGGCTGCAGGGCCTCACGGGCTTGAGCAACAACGCGTTGACCGTGGCCGGCGCGAAATCCGGCGTGGATACCGGGCTTGCCAATCTCTATCAGACCGACGCGACCAATCGTGTTGGTCTGCAGGGCAACGTGACGTCGGGTGACGCCAATGCGAACGTGCTGCAGGCACAGGGCGAGGCAGCCGGCGCGAAGAACCTGCTCGGTGCCGGGTTATCTCTGGCTTCACTGGCAGCTGGCGGCGGTTTGGGCGGCCTCGGAGGCGGCTTGGGCTCTATGCTCGGCGGCGCTGGTGGGATGGGCTCTGCTCTCGGCGGCATGGGGGTGACCTATGGGATGCCAGGCACGAAGGGCAGCAATCTGTTTGGTCCGACGGCACCTTGATGGATAAAAAATAATGGTCGCTCAGCTTCAGCTTCCGTCGTCTCAGGCTCTCACACCCTCTGTCGACTGGACGCCGCTTGCCCAGCTCGGGCAGGTCTATCAGAAGGCTCAGGCGGAAAGCGCGGTCAAGGACGCGCTCAGCCAGGGCTTCGACGCGAACAACCCGCAGAGCCTCGCTTCGCTGGCGACCAAGGTGCTGCCCTACAACAACACGATGGGCTTGTCTCTTTCGCAGCTTGCGAGCACAGCGGCCAACACGCAGTATCAGCACGGGCGCGACACGATTGCCGACCAGTGGCGCGCGCAGGAAGCGGCGAGGGCACAACAGAACGCAGATCGCTCCTATGGATTGCAGGAGAAGGGTTTCAGCCTTCAGCAGCGTGCCGCGGATCGAGCCGATCAGACGCCGGAAGAAAAAGCGGCCGAGCGTGCCAAGGCTGCGCAGGCTTATGGGATTGATCCGAACTCGCCGGAAGGCAAGCAATTCGTGCTGACCGGTGCGTTGCCGACCAGCACGCCAGAACAGACTGCTACGCAGCGCGCCGCCGTTGCCAGACAATACGGCGTCGACCCGACTACACCAGAAGGAAAGCAGTTCATCCTGACCGGTGCCCTGCCTGATCGTGAGAAGTCGCTCACCAGCGTCATTGAGCAGCGCAAGGCCGCTGCCACGGCAAACGGGCTCGACCCGAACTCGCCCGGCTATCAGAGCTTCGTGCTGACCGGGAAGATGCCGCGCGAGGATGCTCAGCCGCTCACGGCGACAGACAAGAAAGCCGTGCTCGAGGCGGACGAAAAGGTGCAGGGCGGCCAGCAGGTCATTCAGAACCTGCAAAAAGCAAAGCTGCTTTCGAAACAGTCATTCTCGGGCCCCGCGGCGGGAACCCGTGGCTATGCCGCAAGCTTCCTCGGCGAGTCCAGCGATCTTGGCAAGGCCGGTATCGCAACGACCGATATGAACAACCTGGTGACATCAAACGCGCTGCAGCAACTGAAGACGATCTTTGGCGGCAACCCGACAGAAGGCGAGCGGGCCATTCTACTTGATATCCAGGGGTCAGCCAGCCAGCCCGACGCCGTGCGGCAGAAAATCTTTGATCGCGCTATCGATGCCGCAAACAAGCGGCTCCAGTTCGAGCAGCAGCGCGCCGACGAGCTCCGCGGCGGCACCTTCTACAAGAAGGATGGCGGCACCTCAAAGGCCACGACCCAGCCAACTAGCGCAAACGGCGTTCCGGCGCCGCCGGCCATTGGCGAGGTCCGCAGCGGTTACAGGTTCAAGGGCGGTAATCCCGGCGACCCGACGAGCTGGGTGCAGGTGACCGAGTAATGGCAGGACCTTGGGAGGCGTTCCAATCCGGATCCAGCCCATCTCCGGTAACGGAGGGGCCGTGGTCGTCCTATCGGCCAGTTGCGCCTGCAGAGGCCACGCCGGCCGATACACGCCCGGATCGCGGTGCACTGGATGCGGCCGCTCGCGGTGCGGCGCAAGGCTTCACGGCGAATTTCAGCGACGAAATGCGCGGCCTGGTCGAGGCCGGCGGCGCCAATCCAGACGATCCGGCCAGCCTGTCAAAGCTGTTGACCGGTGCGCTCAAATACTGGACCGGAGATCAGGACGCCAAGAAGCGATATGACGAGGCAGTCAAGCGCGAGCGCGAGCTGAACAAGACCGCAGAGGATCAGCATGGGGTCGCCTCGACTGTCGGCGCGCTCGGCGGTGCCTTGGCCCTACCGATCGGTGTAGGCGCACAGGCCGCGACATTACCAGGACGCATGGCGGCTGGAGCGGCTACCGGTGCCGCCTTCGGAGGCGTGGCCGGAGTCGGATCGGGTGAAGGTGCGGCTGATAGCTTGGCGCGGGGCGCTATTGGCGCGGCCGGCGGTGGCATTCTGGGCGCCGCGGCGCCAGCCGTGATTGAAGGTGCCATCCAGGGCGGACGAGCCATTGCAACCCCTGTCGCCAACGCCGTTCGTGGCATCCGCGATCCCGAGGGCGAGGCCGCCAGGCGCGTCGCTGTGGCGCTGGAACGGGACACGGCGGCCGATCCCGGCGCTGTCTCTCGCCTGACCCCTGCCGAGCTTGCGGCCAGCAACCAGTCCGGCGGCCCGGCTATGGTGATGGATCTCGGTGGCGAAACTACCCGAGGGCTAGCCCGCTCTGCTGCGAATACCTCACCAGAGGGCAGGGGCGTTCTCAACCGAGCTATTGACGATCGCTTTGAGGGTCAAACCGATCGCGTCAATACATGGCTGCGCGACACCTTTCACTATCCAGATGCCGACGCACAGCAACAGGCGATCGAGCAGGTTTCTAAAAACATCAACCGGCCGGCTTATGCGAAGGCATATCAGGATGGTAATCGGGAAATCATGACGCCGGGCATGCAGGATTTGCTCGGCTCGCCGGCTGTTGTGGATGCCATGCAGAAGGCGGCCCGGAGCGGTAAGGACCGCGCTATCACGCAGGGTTATGGAGCGTTCAATCCCGGCGTGACAGTCGAAAACGGCGTTGTGAACTTTCGTAAGGGGCAAAGCGGCGCTCCGACCTATCCCAACCTCGCATTCTGGGATGCGACAAAACGAGAGTTGGATGATGCAGCAAAGGCCGCAGCTCGGCGTGGAGAAACTGGCCAAGCTGGTGTCCTCGGCGATCTCGCCAAAAAGCTTCGAGGAGAGCTCGACACTGAGGTTTCCAGCTATGCAGGCGCTCGCGCTGGCGCAGCTCAGTTCTTCGGGGCCGAAAATGCATTAGAGGCAGGGCAAAAGTTCGTCACGCAGAACTTTGCGGCAAGCGAAACGCGCCGCGCGCTATCAAAAATGTCTCCGCAGGAGCGGCAGCTATTCCAGGACGGCTTTGTATCTCGCTTTATCGACACGCTCAATCAGGTCGGTGATCGGCGTACCATCGTCAATAAAATTGCGGAATCGCCTGCGGCTAGAGAAAAGCTACGGATCGCGCTTGGGCCTCAGAAGGCTGACCAGCTTGAGGCCGGTCTCCGGGTCGAGGGCATCATGGATCTCGCCCGCAGCGCCGTGCAGGGCAATTCGACGACCGCGCGCCAGCTCGCCGAGCTTGGGCTGGCCGGAGGTGCTGGAGCTCTCGGCAACGGCCTCGATTTCAATACCGTGCATCCATCGGCCTTGATGACCGCGGCTCTGGTCTATGGCGCCGCTCGAGGCAAAGGCCGGATCAATGAGAACGTGGCGCGGCAGGTTGCGAACCTGCTGACGTCTCGAGATCCTGCCGTCGTATCCCGCGGCATGCGGATGGTCGCTAACAACCAGACGCTGCTCGGATCGCTGAGGGCGGCTGATCAGGGTCTCGCCAGGATCGGAAGTTCCGAAGCTCCATCCCTCCCGTTCGTGCCGGCGATGAATCCAAGCCGCGCCGACAATCAACCAGACGCCAATCGGCCATCCGGCCAGTGAGATAGCAGCAACACACCAGACCAACAGGGCCGCCGGGTAGGGCGGCCTTTTTTGTGGGGAATCGATGATCAAGCGAATTATCCTAGGCTTTGCGGCCTTTACCTTTGCCACGATAGCACATGCCGCAGGCACCATTCCAGGGTTCTCCCTGACGCCGCAGTTCGACAATTTCGGCAAGGTGATGCCGGGATGCAAGCTTTTTGTCATCCAGGCGGGCACAACGGCAACGCCGCAAAATGCCTATCAGGACAGCGCGCTCACCATCCCTCTGCCGAATCCCTTAACCTGTGATGCATCAGGCCGTCTGCCGCAGTTCTTCCTTGCCGATGGACTGATCAAGATTCGCCTGACCAATGCGGCCGGCACACAGCAGTTGGCGTCGGACAATCTGCTCGTTATCGGTCCAAGCACGGGTGGCGGTGGTGGCGGCGGTGGCACCGTCGATCCAACTACGATCTTCACCACCGGCGACATCAAGACGGCCTATGGCACCGGGACGATTACCGGCTGGGTTCGTGCCAATGGGCGGTCGATCGGCTCGGCAATATCAGGCGCGTCAGAGCGCGCAAATGCGGATACGCAAGCGCTTTTTGTGTGGCTATGGAATAACGATTCCACCCTGATTGTTAACAATGGAGGACGCGGCGCGAGTGCCGCCGCAGATTGGGCCGCGAACAAGGTTATCAACCTGCCCGATTATCGGGGCCGTACCGAAGCCGGCGTTGACGATATGGGCGGCGGGGATGCCGCCAGGCTCGGTGGTGGTTCTCTGGCGGGATGCCGTTTCTCCCTTGGCTGTGCTGGCGGCGAGAGCACGCATACGCTGCTCGCGAGTGAAATCCCTCAGATTACGTCGGCAAATGGCTCTCAGGCCCTCTCGCTGTCGCCACCGGCGGGTCAGAGCTTTGCGGCTATCTCCAGCGGTTTTACGATTTCATCGATTCAAGTTGGTGCCGCTGGCGCAGGAACGAATTGGGCTCCCATTACGGGAGGCAACGTCTGGGGCGCGCAGAATGTCGTCTCCGGTAGTAACTCGATTTCAGTGACGTCCAACAACACTGGAGGGTCGACTCACAACAACATGCAGCCGACCATTCTCGTTACCAAGTATATAAAATTGTGAAAATCAGGATCATCCCTGCGAGGGCAAAATAATGTACAGGGGTCAAATCGCAGAAATCTCCAATCGCTCCGATTGGATCGCACCGTTTTTTGTCCAGTTGGTGGACGATGCCGACGGCTCGATCATCGACATTCTTGACCCTGATATCGCCTTCGATTGCGTCGTCGAGATCGCGGATAATGACTGTGGCTGGTGGCGGCCGGTCCTGTCTGCCTCGATCGCGAATGGCACTGTCATTGCGGAGGCGGGCGATACGGGGCCGGGATTTCAGTGGAGCTTCCTGGAAGAGCAGTTGAGATGCCTCTGTCCCGGAACATACAAGTTCGGGATCAAGACCACAACGAACGGTGAGGTCAACGATATCATGGTCGGCACAATTGTCGTGATCGGGGGCAACTGGTGAGCGCACCAATTCTCAAACTTCGGGTTACCCCGAAATTCAAGGCCGCACTGTTCGACGGCACCGGCACGAAAGCCAGGAAAGACGGGCTTGCGAGCTATGTCGATCTCGACTTTTCGGCCTTGACGCATCTCGGATCATATGATCCATCCACCCAGCTTTTGATCGCTCAATCTACCATTGATGGAACGTTCGGTACAGTGACTATTGCACAGGTGATATCAGGTGCTCAGACCGAGCAGGACATCATCGCTGGTGCCGTTGTGAACGTGGCTGTCAATGATGGTATGATCAAGATTGCGAAGACGGTTGGATCGGCCACTCAGGTTATTCTACCGCCGGCCTCGACGAAAGTCGGTCCGGTCACGATCAGCGATTTCAAGGGCGACGCTGGTACGAACAATATCACGGTAACGCTGTCGGGGTCTGACAAATTCCCCGGCAATCTCACTTCATGGGTCATAGCAGGCGATGGCGCCTCGATCACTGCAAAGCCTCTCAAAGATGGGTCTGGATATGCGATTTGAAATGAAGCGCCTCATAGCGGCATTCGCCGCGCTTCTGATCTCCGGTGCTGCACATGCGCAGTCTGGCACGGTAACGAGCTTCGCATTTGCAGTCGGAAAAGGCCCGGGAACGACGGGCTTCTCGTCGGTGCTCTGCGGTCTAGCGCAAATCCCGATCGGGCAGACCTCGGCTAATCCTGCTTGCGCGGCGCTGACTGGCGACGTGACGATGACCGCCGGTGGCGTCACCGCGATTGGCGCCAGCAAGGTCACAGCGGCGATGCTTGCCAGCATGACGTCCGCTCAGCTCCGCACCATCCTCTCGGATGAAGTCGGCACAGGTGCGGCGTATTTCGTTGGTGGCGCGCTCGGAACGCCGGCATCAGCCACGTTGACGAATGCCACGGGGCTTCCCATTAGCGGCCTTGCGGCGATCGCCACCAATACGATCCCAGGAAACGCTACGGCCGGCTCGGCATCGCCGACTGCGCTCGCGGTGCCATCTTGCAGCACGGCCAGCAGCGCCCTAACGTGGACTACCAATACCGGATTTGGCTGCAATTCGATTGCAGGTGGCGGCTCCGGAGCATGGTCGAACACGCGGCTTGCCAAGACGGCCGCTTATGCTGCTGTCACTGGCGACTGCGGAGCAACGATAGCCCTTGGTGGAACGGCCGGCTATGGCGTCACCTTCAACGCGCCTAGCGGCTACGCGGCGAACTGCGCCTTTCTTGTTCGGAATGAAGATAGGGCGCGCGGTAAATTCATCTATCCGCAGTTCGCGTCTAGTTCTACGAGCCTCGCGGTTGGCATGGGAGCTAAGGTCTTTACGACGTCTGCCGGTCTGACTGTCTCTACGACCGAGCGCTACCGGGTATATTCGCTCGCAAATCCATCCAACTTCATGGCTGGGACGGCCAGCTATTCCGGAACGACATTCACGCTCACGACGGACATAACGGGCGGCGGTGGCACGTTCACCGACTGGCAGATTGCGCCAGAAGTTCGGATGGCACCTGGGACAGAGCGCTGGGTCTATAATCAAAACAATGTCTGGCTGCTCGATCCTCGCAAGAGGTGGCTGACTCCTGGCCGTGGGAACGTCTATGAGCTGTGCGTTCGGCAGGATGGAAATGACAGCGCTGACGGCTTCGGAGATGGTACGGTCGCTGCGGATTGTCTGGCCGGCATACAGACGGCAGTCAACATCATCGGCACCGAGTGGGATGGCAGCGGCTATAACTCGTGCGCTGTGGGCCTCTATGCTGGCGGAACTTCTACGCTTGCCTCTGCAGCTACCCAAACTGGAGAAAGCATCGGCTGCTATCTCACTTACAACGTTCGTGGTGCAGTCAAGATCAATGGAGCTGGATCCTGCTTCAATAATGGCGACGGTGCCATTAGCATCTGGAACTGGAATCTTGGGTTTGTCCCGACCTTCGCATGCAATACGGGAAACGTTCTCACCTTCGCCGTGTTCAAGGGTCATCAAACCAGCGTCTATGACTTCAATGGCGGCACGGCAATCTGGATTCCAGGCGGGGTAACAGGTCTTGGGACCGGCGGCACCAAGGGCACGAACGACAGGTTTCTTGATCTCGATCTGCAGGGAAGCCTGACGTTCAATGCAACTGTGAACGTCGGAAATGGCGTCGATACCTTCAACCCGAATACCTTCGCGGCCTGCGAGGCTCATTGCAGTAAGATGACGTTGAGCGGAAGCGTCGCCTCGAGCGCCAATGTCAACTTTGCCGTAGCCTTGGCCCTTAGCTCTGGATCTGTGATCGTGTCAAGCCTGACTTGGCCTGGTAGCACTGCGACAAATCCAACGACACCCACAGGCTTCTCCGTCTTCATCAAGAACGGTACGACAATTCCAGGAGGCGTCTTACCGGCCTCAGGGTTTCCCGCTCAGAATTCCTTCTTCGGCCTCGTCACAGATACGGCTCTATAGGGACTTACTATGCCTAGCATCTGGATTCTCGTTCTCACCACGCTTGTTCAAGATGTCGGTTATGTCACCACCCGCACTGAATATGCTCCAGGCAACAACAAGAGCGGGCTTGAAAACTGCCTCGACGCCCAGAAGATGAAAACCATGCAGGCGGGTGACCGTATGAGGCACGCCCACTGCGAAGAGAAGAAGGACTAGGCGACAGCTCGTTATGCGGGCTTATCGGGATAGTGCCAATATCGAAATAGACGGCCTGTGCGTGCATGCTCTACGGCATCGACGCATGGCTGTCCGTTATGACCGCTCGGCCAGTAATCGCAGGTCGGGTAAAGCACGCCTGGTGACTCGTTCGCGCCCATGCTGCCGTTGATTGGACCGCCGTCCTTCTTGGCGTAATGCAGATACACGTGGCCAAGCGCTAGGATGCTGAAGCCGATCGAAGCGGCCGCAATATCCTTCCAAGTAAAATGTCCCATCTGAGTACGCCTTAAGGGATTTAAGACCCGGAACCTACCACCACAACCAGAGACTGATCAACCGCCCTCAGGGGCGGTTTTTTATTGGGGAATCCATGGCCAATCTTGCTGCATTGACGGCCGCCAATACGAAGCGCTGGGCGGCCGCAAATCTTACGCGCGGCCCCGAGTTCACTCGGCCGGCGAAAATCGCTTTTGCGAACAAGTCTCGATATATATCGATCGCAAAGCGGGCTGGCATGCCTGAGATTGCCTGGCTCTTTATTGCGGTCAGTCACTACCGGGAATCAACGCAGAATTTTGCCGCCAGCTTGGCTCAGGGCGACCCCTTGGCCGATAAAAACGGCCAGCCGATCAAGTCGGTGCATGTCCCGGCTGACCGAGGCCCGTTCTACCCTCCGAACGCATTCGAGGATGCGGCCGTTGACGCCTTGGTCAAGTGTGCACCGAAAGCGGCTTTCCTGACGGATTGGACGATCGGCGGTATGCTGACCAATCTGGAGCGGTTCAACGGGCTGGGCTACGCCAACAAAGGCATTCCGTCTCCTTACATCTGGTCTGGCACCGACCAATACACGGTTGGAAAATATGTCGCCGATGGGGTCTTCGACCCGAACAAGGTGGACAAGCAGCTCGGTTGCGCCGGCTTGATCCTAGCAATCATGGGGCTGGATCCGTCCATCAAGCTCGACGGACCCGCGGCACATATCCCAGCTCTACCGCCCGCACCGGAAGCACCGGCCAGGGATGGAGAGTGGCTGCAGACCTCCCTGAATACGCTCGGTGCGGATCCTCAGCTCGTTGTCGACGGCATCGTAGGTCCTGCGACACGAAACGCCGTCCGCGCGTTCCAGCTCAGTAAGAACCTGGTTGTGGATGGGCTGGTAGGCCCGGCCACGTTCGGCGCGCTCGATGCGGCGCTCGCCGCCGGCAAACCCGTTCCTCAGCTGCCGGTTCAGCCTGAGATCGTTCTTCCGCCCTCCGTCACCAACCCTTCCAAGGGCTCGATCGGCGACATGATCGCCTCCTTCCTCAAAGCCATCTTCAGCAGAAAGGCATAACCCGTGTCTCTCCTCATCGGCATCACCCTCATCATCGTCGGCCTGATCCTGGCCTATGCGCTCGCCATCCGGCCTTGGCTGAAAACCCAGGCTTGGGCCGTCCGGTTCTTCGCCTGGGTCGAGCCGTTCGAGCGCAACGTGTTCAAGAAATCGGAAACTGTGCTGGTCGGCCGGCTTGTGTGGTTGGGCGGCGCGATCGTCACGCTCTATGATGGATTCCTGGCGTATTTCAGTTCTCTGAACGTCGAACCACTCACCACCCGGGTGATGGACTTCCTGCATATCCCCCAGGATCTCCGGGGGCTGACGCTGAGCGCTGCGGTCACAGCGATCGGCCTTGCCATGGTCCGTCTCCGAAAGACCACCACCAAGCCGCTGGAGGTCGTGGCCGCCCCTCAAAATCTCTCGCCGACCGCAACAGCCGCGGTGCAACGGGCCGAGACCGCCAACCAAAGGGCTGTTGAGGCTGTTGCAGAGGTGAAAAGCTGATGGAGTTCCTCGCAAGCCTATTCACTGGCGGTCTCAGCGCGCTCTTCGGCGTCTTCGGAAAGACCATCACCGATCTGCATGCCGACAGCACCACCCGCTACAAGAACGAGAATGACGCCGGCAACACGCTGGCGACGACCACAGCAGATGCCGCGGTTAAAAGTGCCCAGATCCGCGCCGACGTTCAGAAGTCGCAGGGCACATGGGGACCATTCGGGCTTGCGGGCTTCCTGATCTCCATGGCATTCGCGTTCCATGTTCTGATGATCGTGGCGGACTCGACGAGCTGGCATCTCGTGCCGATGCTGAAATGGTACTTCATCCCCTGGCTGCAGTGGCAAGAGCACGTTGTCGGATCGTGGCGCATCGCAACATTGCCGGGCAAGTTTGAAGACACAGAGCATGCTATTCTGCAGGCCCTGTTCTATGTCGGCCCCCCGAGTGCCGCACTCGTAATCGCGTCCAAAGCATTCAGGCGGTAACAAGCGGGCCGAACCGGCGCTCGAACGTCGGCCCGACCCTACCGCCGCAAGACCGGCGGGCCCCGCGACGGGTGCAGTAATAGTATCCATCAGCCATTAATAGAATGTGTCGAATGTGTCACATATCGCGAAATAACCTAGCGCCGACGGCGGCCGGAGCCTGGAGTGGAAATGGGACTTTATCAATGGCTTATGCTTGGGCTGGGAGTTTTCGGCTTCATCGGGACGTGGATCATAGGCGCATTCACGCTCGGCCGCGCCGTCGAGCAGATGAAGGCCGCGCTCAAACTTGAGATCGAGAAAGAGCGAGACGGGATTGTAGTTCGTATCGAGGCGATGGAGAGTCGGTTCGAAGACCAGCAAAAAGACCAGGACCATAATTTCGGCGAGGTGGGAGCAGCTATGCGCCAGTACATCGCCGATGTGGAGAAGAAGCTTCGTGAGGTCGAGATCTACGGCCGCGACAACTATGTTAAAATTCCCGACTTCGAAAAGGCGATGGATCGCTTAAGCGGTGATCTCAAGTCATTCGCTGCTGAGATCAAGAAGGACTTCAAGGACAGCATCAACGATCTGAAGGCGGGTTTTGCTGGCCGCCCCTAATAGGAGGCGTCATTGCAATGGGTCCCAACAATCCTTACTGCTAGTGCCATCTTTTTTTGGCTTGGCTTCAGACACAAGCCGCGAAGCTGCGAAGATTGGAGGATCACATACA